CCGTAATCACCGTTACAGATACTAGCCATGGCGCATTGACAGGGGATTTTGTAACCTTCAGTGGCGCTGTTGGCCTTGGCGGAAATATTACGGCTACAGTGTTAAATGCGCAGTACCAAATAACAGTACTTACTGCAAACACATACACATTTACAGCCTCGGCTACGGCAAATGCAACGGATGCTTCTGGCTCCCCCGGTGGTGGTGCTTCTGTCGTAGCTACATACCAAATCAGTGTTGGCCCTGCTATTCCTGTCCCTGCTGTGGGTTGGGGCGCGGGTAGCTGGGGTGAGACAGGTACGACATGGGGTAATGGCGGGACATCTACATCTGCGCTTCGTTTGTGGAACCAGATTAACTACGGCCAAGATTTAGTGTATGGCCCACGCACAGGCGGTATTTATTACTGGACTGCCAACAACGGTGTTAATACTCCCGGGGTTCTTTTAAACTCTCTTGGCGGTACAGTATCTTTTACCAACGCTTCGCCAACTTTGGTGACCTCCACCATACTTTATACCGAAAACGCCGCCATTCAGTTTTCTGGGGGCTCATTGCCAACTGGCGTGTCTGCGGCTACTACGTATTACGTGTTCCAAGTTAACGGGCTTACGTTTAACTTACTGGACGGCTCCGGTAACGAGGTCAATACTTCCTCCACGGGCACGGGTTCCGTATCTTTGATTGTGGATGTTCCTACGGTTCAGAACAACATGACCGTTTCTGATACATCACGCTTTGTAATTGCGTTTGGTTGTAATGACTACGGCTCAAACACACTTGACCCCATGCTAATTCGCTGGTCAGCGCAAGATGACATTTACAACTGGACACCTGACACTACCAACCAAGCAGGGTTTATACGTATATCTCACGGCTCTGAGATTGTTGCTACGGTTCAGACTCGTCAAGAAATTGTGATGTTTACCGACTCGGCTATATATTCACTCCAGTATCTTGGCCCCCCGTACGTGTGGGTACCGCAGTTGCTTGGCGACAATATCTCAATCATGAGTCCTAACTCGGTTGTGATTGCTTCAGGTATTGTGTACTGGATGGGCGTAGATAAGTTCTATTCCTATGATGGCCGTGTAAATACTTTGAACTGCGACCTGCGTCGCTTTGTGTTTGGTGACCTTAACCAAGAGCAGGCACTGCAAGTGTTCTCTGGTACAAACGAGGGCTTTAATGAGGTCTGGTGGTTCTACTGCTCAGCTAACAGCACTGCGGTGGACAAGTACGTTATTTATAACTATCTTGAGAAAATCTGGTACTACGGCACGATGTCTCGGACTGCTTGGCTTGACTCTGGCTTGCAGACTGTCCCCATTGCGGCCAACTACGTCACGGCTACGCTCACAGGTAACTTGATTAACCATGAGACAGGGCTGAATGACAATACAACCGGCACTGCTGTAGCCATTGATGCTTACATTAGCTCGTCTGAGTTTGACATTGGTGACGGCCATAACTTTGGTTTTGTATGGCGAGTCTTACCTGACTTAACTTTTGAAAACGCTGAGAACACGCCTACTGGCACACTGCCAGCAGTGGCTATGACTTTGTATGGTTTGGCTAACTCAGGCTCTGGAGTTACAAGTTCGGCATCACAACCTGTAGCTAAAAGTAGTACGTACGTTATTACGGAACAGTTTACTGGCACGATCTTTACCCGCATGCGCGGTCGCCAGATGATCTTTAAGATTAGCTCAAACCAAGTTAACACCTGTTGGCAGTTGGGCGCACCCCGTATTGACATCAGACCGGACGGTAGGCGCTAATGACATCCAAAAACAGGATCATTACCCCCGCACCACCCAATTTGCCGTTGGGTACGGATCAGTACGAGCGTCGGTATCAAGATCAGTTTACAAACGTCTTACGCTTGTACTTTAATCAACTGCAAAATGCGTTTGGTGAGTTGTTTGGCCCGACTGGTGGTAAGTACGTGTCGAATCCATACGGGGCGTTTTCTAGCGACCAAGACCAGACAGCAGTAGCTAATACAGCTACGTTGATGACACTAAACACCACAGATTTTTCTAACGAGGTAAGTATTACAAACTCAGAAATTACTGTAGCCAATGCAGGCGTATACAACTTGCAGTTTAGCGCCCAGTTCCAAAACACGGACACTGCTTTTCAAGATGTTTATATTTGGTTAAGACAAAATGGTGTGGACATTACAGGGTCAACGGGGTTTGTATCTATCCCAAACAGACACGCAGGCACGGACGGCCACTCAATTGTTGGCTGGAACTATTTTTTAAATATGGCAGCAAATGACCACATTGAAATTTACTGGTCTATACCTAATACCGCTGTAAGTATTCAACACCTTGCCGCTTCCGGTACACCCACTAAACCATCTACTCAATCCGTTGTAGCCACACTTTCATTTGTGTCTGCGCTTCCCGCATGATATTATCTAGCAACCCCCATTTTGAGAGGCAAAAATGAGCCTTCACGTACTAGCCGATCACATGGCATCTAAGGGTCGCGGCCCCGACTCAATGCTTGTCCACATGTCTCCCAGAGAAGTTGCTGGACTGCATGCGCTTGCCCTTAAACACGGCGGTTCGTTAACCGTTAACCCAGATACGGGTTTACCCGAAGCAGGCTTCTTAGACAAGTTGTTGCCTACTATTATTGGTGGCGGTATTAGCTATCTCTCAGGCGGTATGATTGATCCGATGACCGCAGCCGCTATGGTTGGCGGTGTTGAAACTATCCGTACAGGAAGTTTAGAGCGCGGTTTGATGGCTGGCTTTGGCGCATACGGCGGCGCTGGTTTGGCTGCTGGATTTACTGGGGCTGGTATAGGCGCTGCACAAAACAGCGCTATGGGGGCGCTAAGCGCAGATCAAATTGCAGCGGAGATGGCTAATACCGAGTTGACAAAACAAGGCGTGTTAAATCAAGCCGCAGCAGATGCTACTAAATCCGCACTTGCAAACCCCGGATCAACATTTTCTGCGGGATTTGATGCAGTAACAAAAAGCCCAGAAGCACTGGGCAGTTTTGCCAAAGACAATTTTAAATACTTGGCTTCAACTGCTGCGCCAATTTTGGCAGACCAAATGGTTCCAACAACCACCAAAGCTCCCCCCGTATCGCCATCTTTTATTCGCCAAAAGATTGTAAATCCCGACGGTACAGTGCGTGACTTAACACCAGTAAACGCTGCTGATTTTGGTAGCCGTAACTTCTCCGACATCTATCGGGGCTACAACAACGGTGGTATTGTGGCTTTGGCCGGTGGTGGCATGCAGCATTATGAGAACGGTGGTTTGACAGCCGACCAAGCACAAAAACTTGTTGAAGCCCAGTACGCCACAATTGGTCGTACGGGTGTTGGCGAAGGCGCGGGGCAAATTGATACAGCAGGATTAAAAAATTGGACTGACGCTCTGGTAAAGGGCGAGCTTAAAGCTGAAGACCTTGGCTCCCGTTTTGGTACGGCTGTTACCGACTATATGGCGCAGAACCCTGCCGACCAGTACACCCAATACGTAAAAAACTATCAAGCAGGCCAAGCTGATACTGGCGGTGGGGGTGTTGCCAACTTAGCTACAACGGGTAATACAGCGGCAACAGCAGACACTTCCGGCATAGCCACGTTGAATAACACAGGCGCTATCACAGGCGGAACATCTTTAGCAGATGCACAAGCCCAAGTAAATAACATGTACCGCACCGTGCTTGGCCGTGATGCAGACCCAACGGGTTTAAATTTCTGGAGCAACGCTATTGCTTCTGGCCGTCCGGCTGAGAGTGTTTATCAAGATTTTTTAACTAGCGCCCGTGCTAATACTGAGTTAGTCCGCGAAGATCAAATTAAAAATAAAACTTTTAAGGAAGCTACAACACCGTATACAGGCTACATGTCTGCTGACACAACCAACATTGTGGACGAGTGGGTGCGCAATACCCTTGGCCGCGAGCCAACCGACGCTGACAAACAACAGCAATGGTACAAAGATGCTGCTAATAAAATGACTACGCAGGGCGAAGCACAAGGGTTGTATGGGCAGTTTAAAACCTATGCAGGAGCAGAAGCAACTAAAACTATTGCCGATAGAATTAAAGAAATTGATGCAGAGCTAAGAGCCAAAAACTTGACAGACGCTGATTTGCTTGCACAAACAGGTAAAACTAAACAGCAGTTGGCTTCTGAAGGTATTGACCTTGGTAGAAACTTAATTGGTGCATCTCAATTAGCACCAATTGGCGCTAGAACCGCCTACGACCTAAAAGCCAAGTTAGCCACGTTAAAGCCAATTACAAATGTAACCCCCGGTGACATTACGGTTAACTCAGACGGTTCTAAAACAGTTACGCCTAATATTCCATATCGCCCAGATGATGGTTTTTCTGGTATTGGGCAGGTTAAAGATAAGTATGTAGAAGGCGGCGGCAGTTTAGGTTACACCTCTCCTGTGGTTAAAACACCGGAAGAACACGAAGCTGCATACAACAAGCAGACTGGCGACTCACTAGCAGCGTACGAATACCTGATGGGCAAAGGCGCAAATCCAGTTAAATCAGGCGTTGGTCAAATCTCTAAACCGTATGCAGAAGAAGTGCTTGGTTACCCTGCAAGTACCAACAAGATGTACAACTGGGATGCGGCTTCAGGCAAAATGGTGCGCAATCCTGACTACGTGGCTCCCGGTCGCGACGCTAAAGGCAACGTCACGTATGGCATGTCAATAAACGAAATTAAGAAATATTTAACTACAAACCCACTGTCAGGCCAAGCTCTGTACGACTGGGCGAAATCTAATGACGCTTCTGCACAAGATATTGCTGACGCCACAGGCCGCAAATTATCCGAAGTGTATGCTGAGTTCCGCGACGCGGCTAAGAAAGCAACTGCTGCTAAGACAACGGCTGCAGCTGACACTTCAACAGAAACTCCTTTTGCTGTAGGCGGCATGACGGGCTACGCCGTAGGCGGTGGCCTTGGCTCTCTGGGTTCTTACTCAGACGGCGGTCGTTTGCTTAAAGGCCCCGGTGATGGTGTGTCTGACAGCATCCCTGCAACCATTGGTCAGAAGCAACAACCCGCACGACTTGCCGATGGTGAGTTTGTGATCCCCGCAAGAATAGTTTCTGAGTTAGGCAACGGCTCAACAGATGCAGGGGCTAAGAAGCTCTACGCCATGATGGATCGTGTGCAACGTGCACGGGGTAAGACCACAGGCAAAAACAAAGTAGCGGCCAACTCCCGCGCTGACAAATATCTTCCCGCATAAGGAATAGATCATGGCTGAACAACTACAAACGATAAACCAGACGCAGACCACAATCCCTGACTACGCCAAGCCGTATGTCGAGGACTTGCTGGGTCAAGCGCAAGCTTACACAGACCCAAATGCTCGTCCGTACCAACAATACATGGGAGACCGTGTAGCTCAGTTCACGCCTTTACAACAACAAGCGTATCAAAATGCGGGGTTAATGCAGACTGCGCCGCAGTTACAAGATGCAACTGCTTTGGCTGGTACGGCTGGTTTGGGTGCTCTTAATACTCAGTACACATTCGACCCATCAAAATTTACCTCTGCAGACTTTAACGCTCTTAGCGATCCGTACATGCAAAATGTAGTGGAGCGACAGCAACAGGATGCAACGCGTCAAGCGGCTATTGCAGGACAAGCACAGGGTGCTCAAGCGGCTCGTGCAGGAGCGTTTGGCGGTAGTGGTGACTATCTTATGCGTGGGCAAGCCGCAGGTAACTTGGCTCGTCAAAAAGGTGACATCCAAGCCAAAGGTTTACAAGACGCATTTAGAAATGCACAACAACAGTACAACACTCAGTACCAACAAAACGCTCAGCAACAGCAGTTTGGAGCGGGTCTTGGGTTGCAAGGTCTGCAAACAGCTAATCAAGCGGCTCAAAATTTGGCCAACATTGGCAACACGCAGTACCAGCAAAACATGGGTATCTTGGGCATGCAGAACCAATTTGGTGGCCAGCAACAACAGCAAACACAAAACGTACTGAACAACCAATACCAAGACTATCTGAACTATCAGAACTACCCGTACAAACAGATGGGCTTCATGTCCGACATGCTCCGTGGTTTGCCACTGACTCAGCAGTCCAGCACAATTTACCAACCAGCGCCGTCTATGGTGTCTCAGGTAGCAGGTCTTGGCGGTGCGGCCATTACTGGTGCTAAGTTGTTTGGTGCGGCTGGTGGAGCTACTGGCGACTTGGAGCGCCGCCCAGCAGGTTTGGCTGAGTTAGCTATCTATAACATGGGTTGAAGAACATGGCTTTTACACAAACAACTGCCGCCGTACCTAATGCTGACCTGATTACACAGACGTTGGCTAAATTGCAGCCCGATTCTGCGTTGCAAGACTACGCACGTATGCACAAAAACGACGTATACATTGTGTCGCTGGCCAATGCAGAATCAAACCGCCGCAAAGCTGTGCGCTTAGCGGCACAAGGCCAAAACGCAGGCCCGCAACCTACCGTTGTAGAGCAGAGCATTGCAGGCATGGCTCAGCAACAGCTTCCAGAGAACCAAGGCATAGCGCAGATCCCCACGCCTAACATGCAGCGTATGGCTGACGGCGGTATTGCAGGCTACGAAGACGACCAAGAAGGTATGGCCACAGGCGGTATGGGCGGTATGTTTAACTTTGCCCAGCAGAGTGAGCCCGTGGTTCGTATGTCTGGTGGTGGTGCAGTTCCTCGCTATCAGTTTGGTGGTTCATTGTCTGGAGAATTTAGCGGTTTTGGTGGGCCAACTCCAGAGCAAGAAGCCAAGGACGAAATTCAGGCAGCCGAACAAGAACGTGTTAAAAAGATAGTTGCTTTGGAACAAAAAGTGGCTTTCTTAAAGTCTGCCGGGGCTCCACAAGCGCAAGAAGCAGAAGCGCAATTGAATGCGTTAAAAGCCGACATGCGACCAAAGCCATCTCCAACTGACCCCAACTTTCGTCGTCAAACCGACCCCCGCATAACGGGGACTGCAGCAGCACCGCCTACTCCCGAGAATAAAAAAGATACTGGTGGCGTTAAAGACCTTCTCCCGGGCGCTGCAAAACTTGACACAAACTACAAACCAACAAAAG